TATTTGCTGAACCATCACGTCTAAAACTCTTTAATATATTTCCTAGGTCTGATGGTCTTTCTTCTAGCTTGTATGCTTTCCAAGCTTCGTTAAGATCTTCTAATTTGTGATCTTCATAAACTTTTGTTTCATCTACATTAACTGGAACGCCGTTTGCTCCCAAATATCTTCTGAGGCTGAGGTCAGCAGGACTCCCCAATGTGCCTTGATATTCTTCAGGTTCGCCAGCATATTCATCGCCACTGTTAGCAAATCCTTCTTCTTCAACTGGAGCGTTGCCTTGTAATTGGTTTAACTGCTCTGGAGTTACCAATGCAATTAACGCTCTCATGCCTTCAGTCTCGTCCATTACTGGCTGTTCTTCAATCTCTGTTGGCTGTTCTTCTTGCACTGGTGTGTCGTATGGGGACTTTGTCACTCCTGCTAGTTTGATTAAGTCTTCTAAGTTCATTTTTTCACACCTTATACTTTGTATTCTGTATTCAATTCGCCTGTTGGCTGAGCTTTAACAAACTTGTCAACAAACTCGTTACCATAATGTTCACTGTGATCTACTTTTTCTGCGTCACTGTAATCTGCGTCGGCTAGTACGCTCTTTGGATCTTCGTCATCATCTTTGATTTCATCATTCCAAAGTTCTTCTGATTCATTCATATTGTTTATTATAATACTGCCTTCACTACAACCACAAATTCTTGCAATTTCCTCTTGTAGTGCATTGGGAGTTGCTGGTAATTTTAATTCCATATCACAAATGAAAACTTCATTTGGACCTACGTCACCAAATCCTCTGGGCTTGCTTTGCATGATTGTTTTCTTACATGCACTCATGCTTTCCATATTATATTTTTTCATATGCGACTCAATTCTGTCCATATGCTCATCTGAAATCTCGTTAATACTACGAAGTCTAAACTTGTAGCTCTTCTCAGATTCTGCTAGATATTGTTTCAAAGTTTTCATCGCTTCTTCCTTCATTGTAATTATTTATCCGATTTATTCATTTTATCAATGACTGCATTTATCAAACTATTACGATCTTCGAACTCTTCTGCTTCGCCTTGAATAGCAGTATCTCCGCCTTTTGATTTAGCTTCTTGTGCATCAAATTTGGCTTTTTGCAGTTGTAGTTGTACCATCTTTAGTTTTTTGTCCATTTTTGCTGTTTTAGCAGTGATAGCATTGGTCATCATCTTACTTGCTGTATCAAATACAGCCGCGGCATGCCTATCTTCAACATTTTGTCCAAGATCCATGAGATCCTGAAAGGCATGCATTGCTTTATCAGCGTACTTGTCCATGTCAGCATCTAGTTGTTCTAAATCTCTTACCATTGGCAATGCGGCATCAATTTTATCTGCTACATCTAATTGTTGTTGTAGTTGTGCAATATCCAATCCAGTCTCTTCCTGTTTGATAGGCTCATCTATTTGTTCATTTGCTGGTGGCAGATTAAATACATCTTCTATTTTATTAGTCATGGTTTATCTCCAGTATGATAACATGCGAGTTGAATTTTGTAATAAGGATTTTTTTCATATTTTCCCCAGTTTTGTCCAGCAATGAACTCACTACATTCTGTTAAAGTCATTGGTTGTTGCTGTACATATTGATTACCAATGTACTGCCATTCTCCTGAAGACGTTTGTCCCCATAATGAAACTACTAAAACTACCATATCTGTTAAATTCATTTGCGTTTCCTTTTCTTAGGTTGGTTGAATAATTCATTTTCAGTGAGTACTCTAAATCCAACTCCCTGTCTTTGTGCAAATACTTTTGCGGCTTGCCACTTTGCTTCATTTACAATAGCCGCCGCTTTTTGCATTGGACTCTTAGCATGTGCTAGTGTTTGTCCTGCAGGTTTAATTTCTATAAATTCAGCTTTTCTAGCTTTGTCCTTATCTTCATATACTATAAAAAAATCTGGAACATAATGTGTGTTCTTACCAGTAGCTGGATTTCTATATGGTATACGATGACTTTCGCTAGCCCATGCAAGTATATTAGGGTGTGTATCTAATAAACGCATAAACTTTAATTCCCACCCACTACGATATTTTGGGCGATGTTTGCCTACATACTTACGTGGATTTCTGACTTCATATATACCCTGTTGAAATTTATTTGCCATTCTAGTAGTATTTATCGATACTATTCTTCGGGCAACATTCCTTCGATAGCCCCGCCAGCTACACCAGGCGGTGGGTTATTTGGCACAACAAAAGTTTTACCACCTATATTTCTAAGTGATTCTTTTGCTTGATTGTATACACCGTTGAACACTCTCTGTCCAGTTTGAGTCTGAGATAATGCTAGTGCCGCGGCTCCTAATGCAAGTCCTGGTCTACTTGATACTTTGCTTGCAATATCACTAAGTAGTCCTTGTCTTGTAGCTTGTGTTTCATTAATAAACTCTTCTCCAAGATTACCTATGTTTACATGCTCAGGCTGAAATTGTGCAGTGTAACTAGAAGTACCGCTAGATGCGTAATCAAATGTAGTGTGTTGTATTTGTGTAACCATACAGTTGAAAAGTGTAGTTGTTCTGCCACCTTGGGCAGTATCTTTGTTATGTATTCTTATTTCTTCAAAAAAGTGTCTAGCATTTGCTGGTATAGTTTTGGCGCCAAATTCATGTCCTGCACCTGAACTAAACTGTTCATCTAACGTATTGTATCCGTTAAAATTACCACTTCCCATTTCGTGTCCTTGGAAGTAATGATTACCGTATGCTTTTAATAGTGTTTGAAATTGATTGTCTTTGGTATCATAAAATACAACATTCATAGGACCAGGAGTCATTCTCGTTGGTACTTGTCTTATTCTGTTGTATTGATTAACTGGCATCAAGCCGTAGTCAAAGTCTGGCATTGTTACACTTACTACTCTGTTAAATGTAAAGTTTCTGCCAAAGCTATCGTCTTCCATAGCTACGTTTTCATTAAGTAAGAATTGTATGCTAAAATTGTACGACAGTCTCGGAGTTTTGACCATTACTGGATCATCTGCTCCGAAATGCTCTGCGGCGGCGTTATATGGGCCGGTATTACTAGTTAATCCCATTTATGCTACCTTAGTTAAGCCTGTGTACCACCGCCAGTTGCGTTACTTACTGTCTGATCCTGATCAGCGCCTGTTAGTGTTGCATTACCTGCGGCATCAAAAATTTCTGCGTTGTCGTATCTTATACCTACTGTTACCTGTACTTGATCACTGCTAGCATATGCCATGTCGCCATAGCTAATATTTGCAATGTAACATCCTGCTAGTTCAAACTTATCCAATACTCCTGGTGTTGGACTTCCGCCATCTAATGTTTCCATAATGGTTTGGAACTTATAGCTTGCACCTGCTCTTGGACCACTTTGGTTAGCGTGATCAACTTGTCTATTCAATTGATTGTTTAATTCTCTTAGCACTACGCTGTCTACATCATCTCTTAATACAACAGACACTGTGTCCCAAGTATGCTTACCTGCAAGGTAAATTCTTGAGTTGTATGCATCTAACGGAATTTCATCGTGTGTCAATGCGGGTCTTGTTGTACTAATAACACTTCTAGTAGGAGTAGCGGTGAACCCTTCACCTACGAACGTCACTCTAAAACGATACTGTAGTTTGGGCATGATTGTTGTGGTGTTTCCTGAATTGTCTGGAACCCCTAATGTTGTAATAACTGCCATTTCGATCTCCTCATAATACCGGCTAATTGTATTTATTAAAAACCGCCAAAAAAAATGGACCACACGAAGCAGTCCATTAAGTATTCAGTTAATTTTTATTAGTTTGTTGAGTTTAGTGTGCCTGTGTTAACCAATCTAATTGGAACGTAGATAAATTCTGCCGCTTTTGCTGGTTCAATAGCAACATCAACATAAAATTCATTACGATCAATTCTTGCTGGCGTATTGTTTGTTTCATCACAAACCACTGCAAAGTCGTTAAGTCCTCGTCTACTTAGAATGTCTGCAAGGAATCTTTCAAATACAACTTTTGCTCTAGCTCTAGTTTGTGCATCATTGATTTCAAACAAGAACGGACGAGCAATCTCATCAAATCTTTCTCTGAGATAAGCAACCAAACGTGCAACATTAACTCTGTCCAAACTACTAGTACTAGGATGTAGAGTTTTCTGTCCAAATACTATTGTACCTTGTCCAGGAAATGTTGTAATTGGATTCAGCTTTGCTGTATACATTGCATCACGTTGTCCTTGTGTAAGGCTAATTGCTTTAAATTCACCTTCTGTAGTCAAATGTCCAACTGCACTTGCGTTTTGTACAACACCTCTTGTAGTTCCTGCTGGAGCAAACCATTGGAAACTAATGTTGTCGTTGTAAGCAATAGTGTATAGTGCCATATGACTTGGAGGAACAGTTACAGTCGCACCATTTAATGGTTCTGTAGTTTGTCCTGCTGGATAGTAAACTGCACTGTATGTGTTTTTAGTTACTAGTCCATCTTCGCCGTTTTCACTTGCACTGTTACTGTTGTTTACCCAAGTAATAACATCTGTTGGATTCTTACGCATTGGTGAATCAATAACAATAAATGCTGTCTCACCTCTATCACTGTTTAGTGTAACCATTTCGTCAACTAGTTCTGGATAGTTTGGTGAAGCAATTAAGCTGTACTTGTACTGTGGATCTCTGAGATCTGTACCAGTAATAGCCGCTTGCATTGCAGTTGCAATAACACCACGTTGTGCATATCTGCCAAAACGTCCGCTACCATCTGCATGATTACCTGAACCATTTCTCCAAGCTGTACCATTCCAAGCACGAACTGTATTTTTACTTTGTGCCATGTTTACAACTAACATACCTGCTGGATAAACTGCCGCATTTGGTGCGCCTGCAATTGGTGCGCCGCCACCTGCTGTATCATCGATATCTGCAAACAATACACCTGTATTGGTTGTTTGGTCTGTGTTATCATGTAATACCCAAGCAGTGTTACCTGTGTTTCTTACATAAAGTTTTGGATATGCTCTTTCGTTAGCTTGGTTTTCAGCGGCTAATGTTGTGTCTACCCATACATCTCCTGCACTTGCACCTGTTGGTTCTGTTGATGAATATGTTGCACTAGTGGGTGCATATGCACCACCTGCTACTTTGTATAGATCCAAACTGTTGATTGTGTTATCAAACCAGTAAGTGCCACTTGCTACTGTAGCAGTCGGTGTTGCATCTTGTGCTAACACTGTAGTTGCACTTAAATCGCCAACTATACCGCCTGTGATAATTTCTCTAAGAATAATAGTAGCTTTGGTATTTGCTTGTTGGTCTAACAAGTATTGACCTACTACGGCTGTACCAGTTGCTAATGCAGTTACACTTGATCCATCTTGTGGAACAAAGTCTGTAATAGCGCCAGCACCATCTGCTTGAGTAGTACTAATACCTTGTACTGTTGCACCTACAAATGAAGTACCGTCATGTAAACTTAATGCTAGATTCAAACCATTACCTGGTCTTGTGGTCTTAACCCAAATATCGTTATTAGCAGGACCTGCTGGAGCACTATAATGTTCGTCATATGTTACAGCTTCACCACCACTTAGTGCGGCATCACTGTCTAGTATTTCCCATGCGCCACCTACACCATAAAAGTATTCAATACTCATTTGTCTTGCTGGACTTGTTGATACTTCATTATCAACATGTACTACAACTAGGAATGTTCCGTTTGTTGTGGCACTTGCGGCTGTAGCTGGTGTATGTACATCACCTACAACGTCTGTACCGTCATCTACGTTAACTTCAACTGCTGGAATTTTGTTAACCCACTTACTAGAAGCATTATCGTATTGATGGAT